GATTTGTGCAGCTGAGCGGCTCGCGCATAGTTTTTTTGGAAAATCTAAAGATATATCAGAGTTTAAGCAAATTTAAGGGAGGTTTCATAATGGCTACAAAAATCACCCCAGCAAACCTTCGCAAAATGGAGAACAAGATTTTAACAAAGGCGAAAAAGAGCGGATGCGAAGATGACTACTACTTCATTACTACATTTCAGAGGTATCAGATACAGCTGAAAATCCTTGAAGACTTAGAAAAAGCTATGTCTGAGAGTGGGATGATGGTCGAGAAGTCATACGTCAAAGGTAGAAAAAATTTATACATTAATCCAGCTGTCACAGAGTACAACCGGACAACGCAAGCGGCCAATAATACAGTGGCCACACTGATCAAGATTCTGCAGACCACAAGCCAAACAAAAGAAGAGGAAGATGCGCTAGACGAATTTATGCGGACATGACGTTCCTAGAAGAGTACGGAACAGCAGTCCTGGATGGCAAGGAAGTAGCCGGAGAAAAGATACGCAGAGAATATGACAAGCTCTTGAACGACTTAGCGCATCAGTCAGGGAGATGGCACTTCGATGTGGATCTGGCCACCAGACCAATCAAATTTATAGAAACATTTTGCAAGCAATCGAAGGGAGCTCTCGGAGCTCCAATAAAATTAGACCTGTTTCAAAAAGCAATGCTACAGGCCGCATATGGATTTGTAGATGATGAGAGCTTGAGAAGATATCAAGAGATTCTGGATATCATAGGACGAAAGAATGGTAAGACTACGCTCCTATCTGGCTTATCGCTGTATGGAGAGACTTCTGATCATGAAGGATCGCCAGAGATATATTTTATCGCGACAGCGAAAGACCAAGCAAAAAAAGGATTTGATGAAGCAAACAATATGCGCATCCAATCGCCATTGCTCAAGAAGAAGTTAAGAAAACGTCAATCGGATATATACTGCGAAAAAAACCTGGGATTTATAACAGCACTAGCATCTGACACGAACCATCTAGATGGACTGAATGCTCACTACGGAATCATAGATGAGCTGGCTGCTATTAAAAACCGTGATATCTATGACCTGGTTAAGCAGTCCATGTCAGCTAGAAGCCAGCCGATGCTGTGGGAAATCACAACAAACGGATTCGTTCGAAACAACATCTTCGACGCGCAATATGACTACGCTGCAGGAGTCATTGATGGAACGATTAAAGATGAGCGATTTCTGCCGATCATTTACGAGCTAGACAATCACAGCGAATGGACAGATCCGGAGTGCTGGCGGAAAGCAAATCCAGGGCTTGGAACGATTAAATCTTATGAATTCCTAGAAAATTCAGTTAACAAGGCCATGCAAGATGACACATATCGACCGACGGTAATGGTCAAAGACATGAATATGAAGCAGAACAGCTCTCAAGCATGGTTGCCTTTTGAAGTTATTGATAATCCAGAGACCTTCAACATTGAAGAGATGAGATTCCGATACGGCATCGGTGGAATGGATGCTGCAGACTCCGTTGACCTGAATGCGGCAAAGATGATCTGCCGCAGACGAGGAGATCCGAAGATATATGTGGCTCAGATGTATTGGATTCCTGAAAGGAAACTTGAAGAATCAAAGACAAGACGAAACCCAGATGATGCCCCATACGAAATTTGGGAATCGCGTGGATTGCTACAAATTTGTACCGGTGCAAAAGTACAGAAGAGCGTGTTTCTAGACTGGTTTAAAGAAATGCGAGACAAATATGACATTTATCCAGAGTGGATCGGATACGATCCGTGGCATATTGACGATTCGCTCCTTCTACAATTTCAAAACGAATTTGGAAAACAATGCATGATTCCAATCAGACAGGGAGTAGCAACACTGTCAAACCCAATGAAGGACCTGGCAGCAGAATTCCAAGAAAAAAATATTAACTACAACAACAACCCAATTGATAAATGGTGCATTGCAAACACATATACCAAGAGGGATATCAATGGCAATATTCAGCCAGACAAAGGACAAACATCAACCAAGCGAATCGATGGGCTAGCGGCATTGCTGGATGCATACGTAGTTTATGAGGATCACAAGGACGAGTTCGAGAGCATGATTTAAAGGAGCATACATGGGACTATTTGGGAATATTAAGCGAGCATTTGCGAAAATAAACACAGTAAGCGGAGTCCGAATGATGACCCAGTACGGGACAGCATTCTCAGTATGGAATGGATCCATATATGAATCGGACATTGTACGCGCATGCCTAAGACCAAAGGTTAAACAGATTGGGAAGTTAACGCCAAAGCATTTGCGTGAACGTACTGATGATGACGGAAATAAAATCCTGGATATTAATCCAGATATGAATATACGATTGTTACTAGAAGAGCCAAATCCATTGATGACATGGCAAAAATTTGCCGAGAAGATGGAAACAATGCTTGCATTAAACAACAACGCGTTCGCTTTACTTGTCAAAGATGAATATGGAACAATCACTCAGATATTTCCGATTAATGCAGGGACAGTTGAATCACATTATGTAGACGGAGCCTTATGGCTTCGTTTTTTTCTTACAAATGGAAAGATGTTCGATTTTCCTTACACAGAAATCATTCATCTGAGGAACGACTACAACAATGATGACGTATTTGGAGACCCTCTGGCACCTTCATTGGCTCCGCTGATGAATGTGGTGACAACAACTGACCAGGGAATAGTCGCCGCGATCAAGAACAGCTCTATTATTAGATGGCTGCTAAAATTTACAAATGCGATGAGACCAGATGACATAAAAAAGAATGCGAAAGAGTTTGCTGATAATTTCCTCGCAACAGAGCAGGGAACAGGAGTGGCAGCAACAGATTCTAAATGCGATGCTCAACAAATCGAACCAAAAGACTATGTCCCAAATGCCGCTCAGATGAATTTAACAAAGGCCCGTATTTATGCACTCATGAACACGAATGAAGCTATTGTCACGTCGAGCGCGAATGAAGATCAGAGAGAGGCTTATTTCTCAGCGGAGGTTGAACCAGAGCTAATCCAATTTGGCACCGAAATCACACGTAAGATCTTCACCAGAAGACAAAGAGCATTTGGCAACAGGATAGTCTTGGAGGCATCTGCTTGGGATTCAGCCTCCATCTCAACAAAGCTCAATCTCGTGCAGATGGTAGATAGAGGAGCAATAACGGTTAACGAATGGCGACAGGCCCTTAATCTTGCTCCAGTACCTGGAGGCGATGTATTGATCCGGCGCTTAGACACAGCACAGATTGAGAATTCTGAAGAGGAAGGAGGTAACACAGAATGAAGATTGACATAAAAGGTTATATTGTCGGAGACGATGAAGCTTGGATCTACGACTGGTTTGGCATGACTGCGACCTGCCCGAAGGACATACATGAAGCGCTTGCTAAATCAAATGGAATGCCGGTTGATGTTGAGATTAACTCAGGTGGTGGCTCGGTTTTCGCTGGCTCAGAAATCTATTCGGCATTGCGCGGATATTCTGGACCTGTAAATATTCATATCACGGGATTAGCAGCGTCTGCCGCATCCGTGATTGCGATGGCAGGACACTCGGATATGTCTCCGACCGCTCAGATGATGGTTCACAGGGTAAGCATGGGCGGAATTGCTGGAAATGTACATGACATGGAACACGCGGCATTTGAGCTGCAAAAAGCCGATGAGGCACTAGCAGCTGCCTATGTGGAAAAAACTGGAATGTCACGAGAAGAGGCTCTCAATCTCATGGACAGAGAGACCTGGCTCACAGCAGAAGATGCTGTGGCAGCAGGACTTGTGGATGAAATCACTAAGGCAAAGACTCCAAGCCTGCAGATAACTGCAGCACTTGAGGGAATGATTCCTCAGACAGTGATCAACAAGATGAATGCAGAAAAGGCAGCTATTAAAGCTGATCTTGAAAGATTGAAAGGAGAAAAAAATGAAATTTAAGGAGTATCAGGACAAGAGGAATAAGCTCATGGCAGCAGCTGAGCAGGCACTGTCTGAGAACAGACTCGATGATGCTAAGAAGGCAAAGGAAGATATTGAAAAGCTGGATGCTGAATTCGAAGCAGCAAAGCAGGCAGCCTCAGACCTTGAGGCACTGAAACAGAACGTGGTCGTTCCACCAGTGCTTCAGAACAACACCGCTACAAGAAAGGATGGTCATATGGAGAATCAGACGGATCAGAAGATGGATGAGTTGTACAAGAGCGCATGGCTCAAAAAGTTAGCTGTACGCCGCGAGACTGGTGAGAAACTTTTCGGAGAGCTAACGCCAGACGAGCAGAACGCAATGACAACCACAAGCAGCTCTGGAGCGGTTGTCCCTAAGGAAATCTTAAACCAGATTGAAGAACTGGTTGAGTCAATGGCTCCGCTGTATGACGATGCAACAAAAACAGCTCTCACCAAGGGCTTTTCCTTACCTCGTCATAAGAAGATTACAAAGGGAGATGCAAAGGAAACAGGCGAGGGAATCGCAAATGACGATGAAGAGAACGAATTTGATACGATTGACCTCACAGGAGTAGAGATTAAGAAGCACATCGAGATCACACGGAAAATGCAGTTCCAGAGCATCGATGCATTCCAGGCATGGGTAGTCCAGGAACAGGCTGATCGCATTGCTGCAGCTAAGGAAAAGCACATCTATGCCCGCATGGACAATGAAACTACAGGAATCGCAAAAGATCATGTCCTGACCGAACAGGATGCAACAGATGAAACTGTACGTAAGGTATTCGGCCTTATTAAGAAGCAGGGCATCCGCAAGGTATATGCCAATAACTCAACCATTTGGAATCGTATCGCAGGAATTAAGGATGCAACAGGAAAGCCTATGTTCCTTAACTCAACTGTTAATGATGACCCGAGAGTACAGGGTAGACTCTATGGTGCAGAAGTTCGCCAGGACGAGACTGTGGATGACAATGTGGCTTACTTCGGAATCCCAGCATCTGTTCTTGCCAATGACTTCGATAAGCTCTCCATGAGCAATCAGATGGACCCTAAGACATTCGCAACAGTAGTTGGATCTTACAGCCTTTTCGATGCTGGCTTAAAGAATCCTGAAGCGTTCGTAAAGGTAACATTCAAGGCGGGGGAATAATATCCTTCGCTAGTGCTGACACTGACTCCGATGGAAAGCTGTCGGAGCCAGAACTCAACGCTTTAACCATTGCCGGGATTAAGGCGATAGCGAAGGAAAAAGGCTATTCCATCACAAAGTCAACAAAGGCAGACATTATTGCAGAGTTCTTAGCGCAGGAGGCATAAATGAAGCCAAGTATCACAATAAGCGAAAACTTAATGACGGAAATCCGTACATGGCTTCGAATGAAAACAACCGCCTATGATGATGAAGCCAAGGCAGCAGTTGAAGCCTGCGCTACGGATCTCTACCTAGCTGGAGTGAATACTATTGATATCGAGGACGCATTGACAAAGCAAGCTGTCAAACTGTATTTAAAAGCATTTTTTGGAAACATGGACATGTCAGATAAATTCCAGAAGTCCTACGAGCATCTCAAAGCAGCAATGGCCCTCTCTGGAGAATACAAGGAGGTGGGCTAATGGAAGATGTTATCCTGCTAGTAGAAGAGACCGTCAAAGAAGATGATTACGGTGTTATCCGCCATTTACAAAACACGAAGCAGGTATATTGCGACGTGTCCTCTGTGAGTAGCATAGAATGGTTTAAAGGCGGAAGAAACGGATTAAATCCTAAGTTTCGCTTCACAATGTTCGTCCATGACTACTCTGATGAAGAGATAGTTGAATACAATGGTAAACGATATTCCGTGTATCGTACATTTCTTAAAGACGCAGATACGATAGAAATCTATGTCGAGAAGAAGAAAGGAACCGAGTGACATGGTTATAAATTCAAGCAAGATGGATTTCTCTGAGGTTGTGGATAAATACATAACAGATTATAGAGATGAGGTCTGGGAGAATTTGTACACAACAATGGACGAGGTTTCAAAAGAAGCAGTTAGAAGGTTAAAAAGTGAATCACGTTCGAAGTTCAAAAGCTCTGGCAAACACAAGAAAGCGTACGGAAACTGGAGACGAAAAGCCGAAAAAGGAAGAATTAGACACGGCGTTGTGATCTATGGAGCTGATGGAACATATCAGCTCGCACATTTGCTCGAGTTTGGGCATGCAAAAGCAAATGGCGGAAGAGTTGATGGAGTGGTTCACATCGAGCCTGTAGAAGAGTGGGCGGTTGGAGC